ATGGTGCAGGCAACCCTAGAGCCGATATTATTTTGTCAAAGAATCTTACTAAAGCACGTAAAGATGAATATGCAATTATTCAAGCAAGCAATAAATCACGTACCGAAATTGATAAATTAAAAGACAAATTTGATCTTGAGCGTATAGGCTTAATGGCTGCCCTTAACATTGCCACCGATGAAGAAACCAAATTACGCATCAGGGCTCAATTAGCCATATTAGACAATAATGAAGCGCTAGCCAAAAAGTACAACGCAGAATTAAACGCCAAGAATGCTACAGATCAATTAGCTGCAGCGGCATCAAATGCTGCCAACTCTTTATACAATTTTGGCCCAGCCTTATTTAATGCTTTAGGTGAAATGACTGCACGTGCTAGAAATCAAATTGCACCAATGGAAGATGGATCCAGGACTTACAATGTGCCACAGGGTGCTACAAATCAAGCAGCACAAGCACCTGCTGGTGGCGGCGCACCATCTGTAGGAGTAACAGTGAACGCTGGCACTATAGTTACAGATCAACAATTAGAAGCTGTAATCCAGCAAAACGTATTGCAGTTATTAAAGTCAGGCAACAAACTATTGCCAGCAGGGTCCTTATAGTGGCCGTACCAACAGTTAATGCTTATATAAATTTTAGTACTGGGCCTAGTTTTGCTCAGGCAATGATATTAGATTCTGGCGTATTGGGCACAAACATATTGTCCGATTCAGCAGCTATAATTGTTGATGTATCTAATCGCATCAATTTTATACAAACCCAGCGAGGTCGTAATCCTTTAGTAGATCAATTTCAAACTGGCACCCTATCTCTTAGAATTGTAGATCAAAACGGAGATTTTAACCCTAGTAACCCAGCCAGTCCTTATTACACTTATTTAACGCCTATGAAAAAGGTACAAATTACTGCTAGTTTTAATGGTGTTACTTATAGTTTATTTTCAGGATTCATTACTTCTTATGAAAACACTCAGCCAAAAGATGCCACAGAGGTTGCATATACAACCATCAAGGCAGTAGATGCATTCAGACTTGCGCAAAATGCTCAAATATCTACAGTGACTGGTGCTAGTGCTGGCGATCTATCTGGCACCCGCATTAACCAAATATTGGATCAAATCAGTTGGCCTGCAACTATGCGTGATATTGATGCTGGATTAACTACTTTACAAGCTGATCCTGGCACTCAACGCACATCTTTAGATGCTATGACTACAGTTAGCGACAGCGAATATGGGGCTTTATATATCAATACCGATGGTGAGTTTGTATTTCAAGATAGATCAGTTACTGCTGGCTCAATCGGTGGCACAGTAACTACCTTTAATGACAATGGCACAGGTATTCCATACGCTAATGCAATATGGCGTTTAGATGATACTTTGGTGTTTAACTCAGCCACAATTACTAGGACAGGTGGCACCGCTCAAACAGCCATTAACCAGGCATCAATAGATAAATACTTTATTCACAGCTATAACTTATCTGGGTTATTGATGCAAACCGATGCGGTGGCGCTTGATTATGCTCAAGCCTACGTGGCCAGCAGAGCCGAGACCAGCGTGCGATGCGATGGCATAGAGTTGGATCTATACAGCCCAAATTATGATACAGGCATAGTTGCAGCTTTAGACTTAGATTTCTTTGATCCAATTCGAGTGGTTACTACCCAGCCTGGTGGATCTACCCTGGACAAAACATTACAAATCTTTGGTGTAGCCACCAATATCACGCCCAATAGCTTTAGGGTCTTCTTTACGACTTTAGAACCCGTAATCGATTCCCTGATTTTAGATAACAATATCTATGGCACTTTAGACTATAATGTGCTTAGTTACTAAGGAGTAAAATGGCCAAACAAACCTTCACGACTGGGCAGGTATTAACAGCTGCTCAAATGACAAGCCTGCAACAGACAGCAATGGGTGGTGGGTCTCCTTCAACTAAAACAGCATCATACGTATTAGTTGCAGCAGATGCTGGCACTGTAATTCAAATGAATGCAGCAGGATCTACAACCATTACAGTAAACACTGCACTATTTAGTGCTGGTGATTCTGTACAAATACAAAATATTGGTGCAGGTGTTTGCACGATTACAGCTGGCACAGCAACAGTAAACACTGCTGGGTCTTTAGCATTATCACAATGGGAAGGCGGATTCTTATATTTTACATCCGCAAGCAGTGCAATATTTTTTGATGTAGTTCAATCTAGCGGTATGACCAATCCAATGACAACCACTGGCGATACAATTTATGGCGGTGCATCAGGCACGCCAACTAGATTAGCGATTGGATCGACTGGTCAAGTATTAACTGTTTCTGGTGGTGTTCCAACTTGGGCAACTGCTGCTGGTGGTGGAAAAGTTTTGCAAGTTGTTTCAACCGCTAAAACTGACACATATACTCAGTCAAGCGGTGGTTGGACTGATGTAACTGGTTTAAGTGTTTCAATTACACCCACAGCAAATACTTCAAAAATCCTTGTTTTAGTATCACTTTCTGCATCTGGTGCATACGCAGCCAATTCATCTGCTGCAAAATTAGTTAGAGGAAGCACAGATATATTTATTGGCGATACTGCAAGCAATAGAACAAGAGTTACCATTCCATTATTGCAAGGTGAAACGCATTATCCTTACAGTAGTCATATTTCATTTCTTGATTCGCCAGCAACAACATCATCAACAACATATAAAATTGCAGTTATTGGATTGCCAACTGGTGGTGCAGTTTATGTTAATAGAGGGCAAACCGATTCAGACAGTTCTACATATACTCGTTCTGCTTCTTCAATCACAGTGATGGAAATAGGTGCATAATGACTGATTACGCAACAGTTTTAATCAAAAAATATCCTAATGCTGAATGGACTTTGAATGGTGATGATTACGAAGGTTTGACTTGGTTATCTGACACGCAAAAACCAACAAAAAAACAATTAGATGATTTATGGCAAATTGTTCTTGAGGAAATACAAGCTGAAATTGACACAAAGGCAGCAGCCAAAGCAGCAGCACAGGCTAAACTTGCTGCACTTGGTTTAACTGTTGAGGATTTACAAGCTCTAGGTTTGTAATGAAGCCAAAGTTATGTGCAGCTGGCGTGCAGTTAAGAGATCAAGTTGATACGTGGTTTCCAGATAGGCGTACTGCCAGTGATGGGTGGGTGGGCGATAGCCGTCATGCCACCAGAAAATCGGATCATAATCCAGACGAATTTGGGTGGGTCAGAGCAGTTGATATTGATTCTAGGCTGGAGTCATCCGAAAGCCTCGCACCTTATCTGGCTGACCAAATCCGAATCGCAGCCAAATCGGATCCACGCATATCATACGTCATCTATAACAGGCGAATATGCTCGAAGGTATTGAATTGGAAATGGCGAAATTACAAAGGCATAAACCCGCACAAAAAACACATTCACGTAAGCTTCACAAAGTTAGGCGACCTAAGCGGCGCAGAGTTCGATATACCACTAATAGGGGGCAAGTTATGAATATGAAAAATCCATACGTACTAACACTAGGCGCATTTTTATCAGCTTGGGCAGCATCCAATTTCGCAGCTGACTACCGCTCAATTCTATGGGCATTACTAGCAGGTGTCTTTGGATATGCAACTCCGAAGAAATGAGCCCGACAGAGTGGGCTGGCTTTGCCGCAGGCATCGCAGCCGTATTGGTCGCTTTCTTTGGGGGTCTCCGCTATCTTATTAAAGGATGGCTTTGGACTTTAACTCCTAACGCTGGATCATCACTTGCAGATCGTTTAGCAAGAATTGAAACACGCCAAGAAGAAATAATGCGCATTCTCCTGGACAAGAAGTAACCTTTACTTATGGCAACTAAACGCAAAGCAAAAAAGAAGCCAATTCGTAAACGCAGGACTACTAAAGAGCCTGTACTTACAAAGCTAGATTTCTGGGCTATTGCAGCTAATGAGGTTTATATGGCTTGCCGTAAATCTGGTATGGATGAAGGCACAGCATTAGCATTTGCGATGGATAGATCAAGTTATCCAGATTGGATCGTAGACCCTAAAGATCCTGTTAAAAATCCACTTGATGATTTCGATGAGGATGAAGATTAAGCGTTGGTTAGTAATATCCGACCTACAGGTGCCATATCATCACGAGGCAGCTGTCAAAAACGTTATCAAGTTAGCAAGGCGTGAGAAGTTTGATTCTGTATTGGTGGTTGGCGATGAGATGGATTTCCAGTCGATTAGTAAATGGAGTGAAGGCACACCTCTGGCTTATTCAGAAGACCTACACGCTGATCGTGAACTATGTAAGCAGATACTTTGGGATCTCGGTGAGTACAGTTCAGAAATGCATATTATCCGCAGTAATCATACTGATCGCTTATACAACACTTTATTAAAAGTACCTGGGTTAATTAACTTACCCGAATTACAATACCCAGCCTTTATGGGCTTTGCTGATATGGGTATGACCTATCACAAAACAGCTTATGAGTTCCATCCCGACTGGGTGCTATGCCACGGTGATGAGGGCAGTATGAGCCAACACGCTGGAATTACCGCCTTGAACCTGGCAAAAAAGTTTGGCAAATCCTGTCTTATTGGCCATAGCCACAGGCTGGGCATGAGTGCCTATTCAGAGGGCGTAAACGGCCATTACAGGGCTTTATATGGGGTTGAGGTAGGAAACCTTATGGATCGCAAGAAAGCGGCTTATATCCGCTATAGAAGCGCAAATTGGCAGATGGGCTTTGCTATACTAGAAGCCGTAGGAAAGACCCTGACACCGACCCTGGTGCCAGTTAATAAGGATGGCTCATTTACAGCTTTGGGCAGGTACTACGGGTAACATCGTTACCAAATCGTTATACAAATACGCCCTTAAATAATCCACAAAGTCATACACAAGTGCAACACTATGCCTGTACCGCAAAGTATGCGGACAGTTAGGGCTATATGGTTACGATAGATATATTCTACGCAGTGTGTTATGCATCCATTGGTGTATTGATGGTTGGCTGGTTAATTAACGTAGTTAAAGAAAATGCAGAAGCTAGGTACTACTGGCTAGGCCGTAAAGATGGCTGGGATATGCACAGAAGAATGATTGAAAATAAATCAAAGTCAGACCAGGTATTTGATTATGACAAAAACTGAGAAGCTGCTAGCCGATGTTGTCGATCTGGTCCATTCAAGGGGAGCGGTGTACGGTCATCCTTACACAAACCATAAGCGGATCAGTGAGCTCTGGTCTGCATACCTCGACCATCCAATTACACCTAGTCAAGTTGCATTATGTATGGCACTCGTCAAGGTTTCTCGGATTAGTGAATCTCCAAAACACGAGGACAGTATCAAAGATGCTATTGCTTACATTTCGATATACCAGACCGTGCTGGAAGCAGAGCTCGATGTCGCATTTACGTGGGGGGATGACTAATGGGATTTGATTTGAGCCAATATGAAACAGTGGAAGAACGTTTGGAGAAATGGTGGAAAGAAAATGAAGACGGGTCTATTCAGACAGAACTTGTTAATCGGCCAAATGCTAGTCCAGATGAGTTTGTGTTTGTGGCTCGCTTATACAGAACTACAGCTGATGCGGTTCCAGTTGCGACTGGTTGGGCATCGGAGATCCGTACTGGTAGCAGCTTTAATAAGTTTGCTTGCGAACTCGCAGAAAGTTCTGCAATCGGGCGTGCTTTGGCTAACTACATCTATTCGAAAAAAGGTGCAAGGCCTAGCCGAACAGAAATGGAAAGAGTCGCAAATTATTCTCCACCAGGAACGAGGGCTAGGGCTGTAGAGGATGTATTACGTCAATCTTTTGCAGAAGATAAAAAAGAACCAACAGTTTGGTCAGTAGGTGATGTAGTTGAAGCAATACCACAAGCACCTAAAGAACAAGAATGTAAACATGGACCAATGATTCTTAAAGAAGGCACAGCCAAAACAGGTAAGCCTTACTTCGGTTATGTTTGCAGCGCACCTAAAGATCAGCAGTGTGATGCTAGATGGCACAAGCTTACAGCTGCTGGATCATGGTATTGGGATGGGGGTGAATAAATGGGATACGTTGAAATATTACGTGGTGGACCTTACCTGGAGCGCATAGAGAACGACCAGGTAAAGTTCATACCATCTACCGATGTTTGTGTAGCCTGTAATGATGACAGGTTAGTACATTCAGGTAATTTTTTGGTTTGTACACAATGCCACTGTAGGCAATAAGGAGTTTATCACAATGCACACACAGTTCAAATGTAATGGATGTGGTCGCAAGACCGAGTTCTTATGGCTCGATCAGTTGGATACGCCTGAAGGATTTAAGGCTTATCAATGTATGGATTGTGGATGCGTTGGGGTTAAGAATATAGCTGAAGCGCTATCGATTCCTGATTCCAGTATTACTAGATGTGATAAGTGTGGTAGTTGGCAATTCCTAGGTGTTGATTGCCACACTTGTCAGCTAATAAAGGCTAAGTAATGCCTACTTATGAATACAGCTGTAATGAATGCGGCACTTATGGGTCCACACATAAATCATTTGATGAAGATGTGCCAATAATGGAATGTCCTAAATGTCAAATTACAATGGCCAGGATTTACTCAGCACCAGGGTTAATATTCAAGGGCTCAGGATGGGGTGGTAAGTGAGCGAATCTACAGATATTGATTGGACTTATCAAAATCAGTTACGTGAGCAGTGGCTTAAAGATAATCCTGATTCACAATACATAGGTTGGATGTCAATATGAGTGAGGCTGGTTATGATGAACAGTGGATCGACACCGATGATTTGCGTATCGTGACTTGCCGTCTGACCTGCGGTTATGCTGATTGATTTGACAACGCATGCTAGGCTCTAGTGTAGCAGTCGCTCACAAAGCGACAAGGCGAGCCCGACAGGGAAAGCTCGCAAGGTGCTGGCTAGTTGGGATCGCTCTATTCATTGTATCTCTTTGCTTTGAAAAGACTTATTCCGTTGCAGCTGATAATTACAAACAATCTTACAAACAGTACGCTTGGATACAACTTAACTATGATATAGATGAGTTTGACTGTTTAGATAAATTATATACAGCTGAGAGTCAGTGGAATCCCAAAGCACGTAACAATAGTCATTATGGCATACCACAAGGTAGATCTAAGTGGTTGGCTACAGCACACCCATACGCACAGATAAGATGGGGCATCAAGTACAATACAAACAGATATGGCACTATGTGTGCTGCATATGCGCATTACAAGATAAAGGGTTGGCATTGACTAATAGAGCTATAGGTAGTGGTAAGTGGAAGAAGCTACGCATTACCATATTAGATCGTGATGGCTGGCAGTGTGCAATATGTGGTAGGCCAGCGCACACAGTGGATCATATTGTGCCACGTGTTAAGGGTGGCGATATGTGGTCACCAGATAATTTACAATCGATGTGTAAGAGCTGTAATAGCCGTAAAGGTGGGCGTTTTTTTAATAGCACGGCGAC